CATGGAAGAGTTTGACAAAATCTCAGCGGCCTTACCCGCTGTAAAAGGCCTAGGCGATGCTGGAGATAGCGAGCTAGATGCACTGGCTCAACGTGCCACAGATGCCTATGACGACCTGATTGATTTGGGCATGAATGTGGAAGCAAGATATTCCAGCAGAATCTTTGAAGTAGCAGCCAGTATGCTGGGCCATGCTATCACAGCTAAAACAGCAAAGCTGGACAAAAAACTCAAGATGATTGATCTTCAGTTGAAAAAACAAAAGATGGACAATGATGCAGCTGGTACTGATACCAGTGTTACCTTGCAAGGTGAAGGTGTGATTATAACTGACCGCAACAGCTTGTTGACAAAACTTAAAAATATGGATAAATAAGGTATCGGGAACAATTATGAAATCATTTAAAGAATACTTAACAGAAAGCAAAAAAGTCTACGAATTCAAGATCAAGATTGCAGGCAACTGTCCCAAAGACTGTGTGGCCAAGATCAAAGAAGCCTTGGCTTGCTACAAGATTGAGTCTTGTTCAAGCGGCAAAAGCACGCCCATCACAGAAAAACAAGTGGATTTTCCCAAGTTAGAAAACGTTGGAGTAACTATCTTTGATGTCACACTGTGTTATCCAACTAATAATGTGCAAGTTCGTGAAGCTGTTGCTGACAAACTCAAAGTTGCATCATCAACAATTCGTGTGCGCAATATGGCTGAAGAAGAAGAACTTGCAATCAATCACCAGTTTGATGAAAAAACAGGCGAGTCCGTGTTGAATAAAGATTATGAAACCAGCAACAATCAGTCGCTGGTAGGTGAACAATATGTTATGAACTTCTTGAAAGGTCTTACTCAAGAAAAGAAAACAGGCCATGCTGTTGAAGGTGCCAACGAAAAATTGTTTCCAAAACAAGCCAAAGGAGCAAAATAATGAACTTCAACGAACTATACAAAAAGATTCACGCTATCAGTGAAGGCGAGATGCCGGCGGCACCAACTGATGCCAGCATGGAAGAATGTGGAATGCCCATGGTATCCATGGGCGGCATGCCCAGCGGTGCTGAACAGGATCATGTGAGCATGAATGTCAGCTTGAATGGGTCAGGCACCGGCGGCGTTCGTGATTTGATGAATATTCTACGAGATATTGAACAGGCTGGCACTGATGAGCCACATCAACACGACCAAGAAGAACCCCTGATTGGTGACATGGTGCATGCCATGGGCCACGAACAAGACATGGGCGAAGAATACGAGAACAGTGTACACGACCATGAAGGTTCACACACATACGGTGTTGACGCAGTGATTCGCAAAGGCAATGACATGCACAGCAAAAGTCATGGAGCTCTCAAGCACAATGGCGGCGAGAACCCTATGCACGAAGCACTTGTAGATCGTTTGAGCCAGTTATACCAATCTATCAAAGAACAAGAAGTTACTGAACTAGCAAAATGGCGTGATCCCAAACACAAAGACAAATTGTACACTCAAGAGCCAGACGATGGAGAAGGCGACCATCACGACTATTACCATGACAGTAGACCAGACAATGATCCGGGCGAAAAACATTCTACATTTGATAGAGATAAAAGGACAGACAAACTGCATTACCCATACGGTGATTATCAAGTGGGGCAAAAAGCCCAAGTTGGAGATCGTGCCAAGAAAGGATTGCTAACCAAGAATTCTATGAGAGTGGTAAAAAATAGGATCAAGAGTGTGTCCGGCGACCATCCTCGTCCAAATTTACCAAAGTGATTCGTCGCAGTTAGCACTCTGTCCAACAGTGCCAAATAGACTCTCCGGAGTCTATTTTTTTGAGTAAATAAACGTATGGCAAAATCACTAGACGGCGTCTTAACCAAAAAGGCGCACACACAAGAAAAGTTTACGGAACAAGAAGTTACCCACATGGCTCACTGCATGGATCCAAAAAGTGGATACTTGCACTTTGCCAAGAATTTTTTCCATATACAACATCCTGTCAAAGGCAAGGTCAAATTTGAACCTTACGAATATCAAGAAAGACTTTTGGCTGCTTACCACAATTACAGATTCAACATCAACATGTTGCCGCGTCAAAGCGGCAAGACCACTTGTGCTTCCAGTTACTTGTTGTGGTATGCCATGTTCCATCCAGATCAAACCATTCTAGTTGCAGCACACAAATACACAGGCTCACAGGAAATTATGCAACGTATCCGTTATGGATACGAACTATGTCCAGACTACATACGTGCTGGTGTGGTAAACTACAACAAAGGGAGTATTGAATTTGACAACGGATCAAGAATTGTATCAGCTACTACTACTGGTAACACCGGTCGTGGTATGTCCATATCCTTATTATATTGCGATGAGTTTGCTTTCGTACAGCCCAACATTGCTACAGAGTTTTGGACATCTATATCGCCAACACTAGCAACTGGTGGTCGTGCAATTATTACCAGCACACCTAACAGTGACGAAGATGAATTTGCCATAATCTGGAAGGAAAGTCAAGACAAGTTTGACACCCACGGCAATGAACGCACCGACGGCAAAGGTCGCAACGGCTTCCACGGATTCCGTGCTGAATGGTACGAACACCCTGATCGCGACGAAGCATGGAAAGAAGTTGAAACCGGGCGCATAGGTACTGAACGTTTCCGTAGAGAATACGGATGCGAGTTCTTGATCTATGACGAAACCTTGATAAGCAGTCTCAAACTGGTAGACATGGTGGGCAGAGAGCCTGTGTGGAAAATGGGTCAAGTGCGTTGGTGGCGCAAGCCAGAACCTGGAAAGATATACTTGGTGGCACTGGATCCCAGCTTGGGCACTGGTAGCGACTACGGTGCTATTGAAGTGTTTGAAATGCCCAGCATGATGCAGGTGGCAGAGTGGCAACACAACATAACACCCATACAGCAACAGGTAAAAATATTGCGCGATATATTGAAATACATCGCAGACGAATTGGGAGGAGAAAGCTACAATCAAATCTACTGGAGTGTGGAAAATAACACAGTGGGCGAAAGTGCGCTGGTGGTTATTGAGAATCTTGGAGAGGAAACATTTCCAGGCTTGTTCATGAGCGAGCCCGGACGCAAAGGTCATGTGAAGAAATTCCGTAAAGGATTCAACACCACATTTGGTAGCAAAATTGCCACCTGTGCCAAGGTAAAATTCCTAGTTGAAGAAGGAAAAATGTTGCTGAACAGCCGCCCCATGATAAGCGAACTCAAAACCTACATAGCCAAAGGCACCAGCTTTGCGGCCAAAGAAGGGCAACATGATGACTTGGTGGCTGCCCTGTTGTTGGTGGTGCGCATGAGTATTGTGCTGGCAGAATGGGATCCAGCGGTGTTTGAACACTTGAAAGTGACCAGCGATTGGATTACAGATGAGTCTTTTGAGCCGCCGTTACCCATATTCATATCCTCGGGCTTTTGATAAATACACCATGAACACTAATTTAGATAGAATTGCTCTAGATCTGTATGGGAAAATTGAAACACGTTTCTCAGACATCAAAATCGGCGATGAAGAAGCCAAAGTACTAAGCAAAAAGTCCGACATTCCGCAAGCTCGTTTTTTTGAGTTTGAATATAAGGAAAACGGCCGCAACTTGGGCACTGTGGCCATCACGCTGGATGAAGACGACGGAGTGGTTGTACAAATCGGTGGAAAATTAAGTGACAGTAAACATCCAGGAGTTTTCAAATTCCTCCGCGGCCTTAGACAATTTGCCAAAGATAGATTGTTGAATTTTGATGTGCAGAACATAGGAAAAAGCCAACTGGATAAACGTGACTACGAATTTCAAGCGAAACCCAAGGAACTACCTGATATGGCCCAATCCCCTATAATGGAAAACAAAATGTATGGCACAGCTCGCATGAGCTATCAAGATCTAGGAGAAGCTAAACTAATTGTTAAGCACACTCAACCAATTAATTTGGAACTAGCTGCAGGCCGTACCATGCACATCGAAAGCATCTGGGTGGAAAATGCCCAAGGTGAACGTTTTAAATTTCCCTACAAGCACCTAAATGGTGCTCGTGCGTTGGCGGAGCACATGAAGCATGGCGGCAACTTGTACGACAACATTGGTCAGCACATTTGCGGTCTCAGCGAAGAATTGGCACAACTACGCAAGTTCAAAGGCTATGTGGGCCGCAATGATACTTTGGCAGAAGCCATGGGTGACATCACTGACAAGGTCCAGGAACGTATTGAGCAAATCAAAAAAGAAGTGGCCGGACTTCAACGCCCAGCCTATTACTCAGCATTTGCCGAATCATTTGCCACTCGCGAAGAACAAATGATTCCAGAAGACATCATGAGTGACTGGATTGATAGACTGACCATTCGCACTTTCAACGAAGATTTAAAAACAGCATTTCC